TTTAGTACATTCCATAAATTTCCTCTTCTTTGCTTAATTCTAGGTTATCAATCTCTGTGAATTCTCCGCAATGACAACACTTTAATATATAATATCTATACGCGTAAGGATTAGTTAGCGCTGAAGGGACTAAACTTAATTCTCTGCATTTTGGACACTGGATTTCCTTATTCACTCTAGAGACTCCTATAAAATAACTTCTTTAGCGTGTAATATATCGTCTATTCTGCTATAATCATCCATTTTAATATCATGCTCTATAAAAAAGTTAACTCTTTTATATTTATCTTTTAGGGTATTTTGCATGAAATAGTGATGTAAATCATTAGAGCCATCTAAAAGTAAATCAATTATTTTCGGTGCGTATTGTGCTAATCCTGCATTATCAAGTTCTAATGTTTGACTGTTTTTATTATTACAGCCTGATAAACTTAGCATATATTCAACAGTACCGCCGTTGTAAATAACATCATTCCACGCTACTAATGATGGATTAATTGCACACATCCCACCATCGATCAAGTGATTATGAGCAGCGAAATAAGTAGGAGCGGAACAAGATGAAATAATAACATCCGCAAGCTTTTCGTCACTATCTTTTGTTGTCATGTTGCTAAAAATTTTAGGCTTTTTCCTCTTCAAATCGAAAGTAGGAATTATAATTTTCTTTTTTAAATCTTTTAATTTTACAGCTCCAAAAATAGCATAAATTACTTTTTTTAATTTTTCTATATCGTATTTTGGTTGATATATATTGATATCTTGCATTTTTTCAAAAATACTCTGCTTAAAAATGCTTGGAATAAAATGTAAAAAATAGTCATGTGTTTGTTCAGCACTAATGCCATACGCATACGCCCCAGCGATAATTGACCCAGCCGAGCTACCAGCAAAACAGTCAAAAGATGATAATAACGCTTTATTTTCGACAATATATTTAGACGCTCTCGCAATTTTAACGCCTCCGCCATCAATACTTAGTACTCTCATTTTGCACATCCTTTATTTTTGCATTCTCTAAACTCTAGCTCTAATTTTTCTAATCTCTTACTGAACTCAGAAAATAAGAAGCTAGAATTGCCAAACTTTTCGGTGAAGATTGCTAACTGTAATTTTAGCTCGTTTATTATACCGCTATTATCATCGAGTTTTGTTGTTAAATCTTTGAATGTTTTACTTATAAAATAGCTTAATAATGAAAAAATTATCATAGCTATGCCAATTAATAAATTCTCTAGTGTCACGTTCATCTTTTTATTCCTCAGAGTATAGCTTTATTATAAATAATACAAAATAGAAAATCAAGAGTAAGGCATCAAAAATAAGACAAGAACAACATTTGACAAAGAGCCACCACTTTTATTATATGCACATAATTCAACATTATTAGGTAGAATGACATCTAATTCTGTTGTTGCTGTATAATTTCCAGCGGTGAGAGTAATAGAAGCACCTGCAATATCGGAAAACGTTGATACTGCTGTACGAGCTCGCAATTGAATGACTGTATTAGAAACGGCATTCCCCCCTGCAGATACTCGCATTCTAATTAAATGATTGGCTCCAAAAATAGGTTGTCCTGTATTATTTGTTTGCACGTCCCCCGTTCTTAGATATGTTCCAACGGTAACATTTCCATCTTTGGAAAATACAAAACCTGGCGAGACGCCTGGCGAGACTTGAGCGAACCATGGGGCCGAGAACTCCTCAAATAAATTCAAGATACCTCCATAATTCTAATATCAGAACTAGAGCCAGCAACTGCATAGACATCAACGCTAGAGCCTGCCAGATATAGTTGTGTATTTTTGGAGGACAGTGCTATTCCATTGGCTGTTGTGACGCTAGAATTTCCAATATAGATAGTATTATTGCTAATATTTTGAATAACAATAGCTCTACGGTTGCTTAAATTGCTAGCTCCAACACTGAGTTTAGTAGCCGAAGTTGTGAGCGTTTTTGACGTTGTTTGCAAGGAAGTGTTAAAGTAAAATAGCGACTCAACAAACATCCTATTTTTGCCAGCTCCTGCCTCGACATCTACAGCAGAGAGTTCTGAATTTCCAGTAATCTTAGTAGTTGTGCTATATTTCAATTCCTCTGCTGTTGCTGTCATAAATTATCCTTATTTTTCAATAAATTCAATTGATGTGTAGATATCAGAAGCCTCATCGTCTAAGTTTGTAACAGTTACTTTTATTGCTTGCAATCCTGTAGATAATATTGATAAGCCTTCAATTCTTTGATGGAAATTCATCGAAGGTTGTTGAAAATATACATATTTGTTAACAAATGTAGTACCATCAACCGCATAAGCTATTTCAACTTTTACCGCACTTCTAGCACCAACAAGAATGCCTAAACCACTGAATAATTTTGTATCTGTAATCACATAATCTAGTACATCAGTAGCATCTTTTGCTACTGCAGTACCTTTTTTGTAGCTTACATATCGAGTTCCAAACTCTGTAATCGATGCATTGATACTACCATCAGCATTTATAGCTAGTGCATTTGTGCCGTCAGAAATCGCAATATTATCTTGAGATGCATCAATATCACGAATATCAAAATCTGTAGCGTGAACATTAGCAGCTCCATTAGCATCAATTGCTAATTTTTGAGTAGCTGTATCGCCACTAGCGCCGTCAACGATAATGATTTTTAATTCATCGTCTCTAATCGATTTGACGCCAACACTTCCGTTATAATCAGCCATAATAACCTCCTTAAAAACTAAAAAAAATCACTAAAATAACAATTATTTCAATGATTACTGCAAATTTTGTAATATTTGTTCAGCTTCTCTTACTCTCACTTGAATTTCTTCAAGTTTTTTTTGTCGCTCTACTAACGTCCTCTTTGCTTCTAATACATTTTTTTGCATCTCAGAATAAGATGCCTGTAAAGCAAAACAATCTTTACGAGCTAAGGACAACTTTATTTCTTTCTCATAATCGATATCTTCGAATTTCATGCGGGTAACTCCTTGTAAAATATAAACAATTCATAGTAATTTGTGTCGCCTACTATCGAGCTGTTTAAGATTTTTGCGGTTAATGTTTGTCCCGCCTCTAGTAGTATATCAGAATCAAAACTAACAGAGGGGGAAAAATAAGAATTGTGTAATGAAATAATAGGCAGGTTGTCAAAAAACAAACGCAATATGCCATTTCCGTTGCCACAAAACAAAACCTTTTCAATGCGATACTTTTTATTATTTTCAGCCACTTTAGTGAATACTAAGTCATAGTTATTACTAACAATATCTTTATTTGCGTAATATCTTTGTGTTTCATATACGGATGCAGTACCTGCATTAACTAATAATTTGCCCTCAAAGTCCACATTTAAGACCTGAATTTTATCACTAGCTTGCTCATATCCTAATAATACGGTTCCACTTATTTCGGGTTTAATTTCTCTGTGTTCTTCTTGTAATTCTGTATAAGTTGTCATTTAATTACTCAATTCTTCAACACTAATTGAGCCGTTAAGACACAATTAAGCTGATTAACTTTTAACCTTATCCAAGTACCACATATCAGACCGTCACAAAAATTAACTCCTGTAATACCATGCAAATAAGCCCTTTTGACTTCTACCCATTCTCCTAATTCGTTATTAGTTGACGTGCAAAGTTCCACCACAAAATAACTATCTGAAGTTAAATTTGACCAGCTGTAATTTACAAAAAATTTTGCATAGGCGTTACAGCGTATCGGTCGAGATGTAAAACTATTACTAATATTTTCAATTAAATTTTCAGTCCTCGACCAATGGTCCACAATAATCCCCTTAATTAAGCGTTAATATAAGTACACTTAATCGCATCTAATGCCCCAGCTCTTGTTTGTAGTGCCGAACCTTCAAGAGTAACTTCAACCGCACCATTCTCAGGTATTTCTACAGAAGGAACTTTAAAAACAACTCGTGGGCATTCAATTACCATCTTTTGGTTATCTAGAAAGCCTACAATCATCTTCATATCAAATTCAAAAAAGCGTTTAGCTTTTAAAATTAGATTTCCTTGTTCCGCTGTCAAGTGTAGCACAACGCTCACCGTGATAGCCGTTTTCGAGCCGTCAACAAATCCCCTATTTCCATCTTCACCATAATAATTATCTAAATCTGTTAATTGAGGGTCAATTTTAACTGAAAAAGATGTAACAGTATCAACAACAGTAGCCCCATTATCAAACGAAACACTACCACTTAAATCTGTTGAAATTTGAGCGTTATCAGCAGGAATATTATAGCCAAATATCGGGTAATAAGGAACTAAATAACCTGTTGCTGTTGCTACTACTGAAGCGTTTAAGGCTACTAGATGTGTCGTTGTGTTGATTCCAGTTACCGCCAAACTTCCAGTTGCTCCAGCTACTACCGTACGCCCATCAGTATCAACAATCATTACGCTTGAACCAACTTCAAAATTTTGTTCTTGTCCTACAACCACCGCAATAGATGCACCTGTTGAGGATGTTAAAATTTTGGCTGGAATTGATACTTTTGAGTCTCTCGCCTTAATATCCATTGATATTTTAGCGGCGTCATCTCCTGCACATTCAAGAGAAAAAGTTTTAATATAACAACCATTTGTTACTTGTCCAAACACATTATTAGCTGTCAATAGTGTGAAAGTCGTGCTATGTGGTTGTTTCATATCGTATACAGCTGTGTTATTTTCGTCAACGCTTTGATTTCCAAATGCAGATAGCAGAATTGTTTTTAATCCGCTTGGCATATAGATATCTCCGCCTGATTCGCCTAGCAATACATACATTTCCATACTGCCTTCAGCCATCTTCTTTTTCTTGTATATTGAAGATGCTTGACGACCTGAACGGTGAGCAGTTTCAGCATATTCTTGCGAGAAGTTTACGCCTGCTTTTGTGATGTATATCCAGTCATCGGAGTCGGTTCCTACTGTTTCAATTCCAGCATTTCCCACGCCTAATTTTAACAAGCTTGCAACGTCGTCGGATGTTGCAGGAGTAATTACCACTGAGGATAATGTTCCAGTTGTTTGGCTATACACATGATATACAGCTGATGAATAATCACACCATACACGCACATCATAATTAGCAGTTGCTAGAGCTGTGTTTATTTTGGTTTCAAGTTCTACAGCGATTAAATCGCCAGTAGTTAGAGAGGCATTTGATATTGTTATTTCTAATACACCCGTTCCATCTACATTGATGTTAAATTTGTCCTCTGTTTCAGCGGACAAATCAACGCTTGGAGTAGCTCCTGAAGTTGACACGCCTTGAGTCCCACATTGTGGCACATTAACCGTACCAGCTACGGTTTCTTTGCGTAGAAATGGATATAATTCTAACGGATTCGCGTATCCTTGTTTGTTAGAATTATATTGAGTCTTCCAATCTAGGTTCGATCTGTATTTTGACATCATAATCTCCTTACATATTCATTATGTTTTTAATATATTTTATATTATATATTAAATTCCAAATCCTGTTCGCATCTAGCATATTTAAATCCGTAATTGTCTGTAAAGGTATTGAATTAAGGATTAAATTATGTCCATTGTGCGGCAATGAAATCGCTCCATTTGCTCGCCCTGTATAAGCATTAGCGTATAAACAACGCATAATACACCCTTTTATCACTGTCATTTCATCATCAGTTGTCGCTTTTTTAGCAATAATCCTGAAAATAAATTCACTGTCGACCTCTACAGTACCGCCAGTCGTAATCTTATAAGCTTCATCACCATTGATTATTTCAATCAGTGGTAATAAATTATTGTTATAATTCATGGACATCTTTGGTTCAAATGTAACATTTTGTATTGTTACAGGATAGCCGTTTGTCGTTGTTATATTTTGAAATCTTTCTTTTAAAGCTTGCAAAATCATGATGCACCTGCTTCTAATTCATCAATCGCTGGCTGAATATATGGTCTTGCTGGAATAGTAACACGCTTCACTAGTAGATATTTTAGTCTTTTATCTTCAGCGAATAATCCAGCTCTTGCATTGCTAAATTGAATAAAATGTAACTTAAATTCTTTAGCTCGCCGACCTCGCACATCATCCGCCACTGGAATAGTTAACCATTTGCGATTCTTTGGGGTTATAATTCCACCAAATTCGTGTATACTAGCATAAGGTACATTTTGCCCACCAACTGTTATTATTGGTTCATTATTCTCTATACTGACCACTACAGAATTACGCAAGGCCCCCGAACGCCCCGAACGAATGCCAGCAGTCCCTTGCTGACCTACAACTCTACCGCCAAAATTCTTATCAATATTTTTGACTATCTTATTTTTTAGCATATGAGCATAAGTTAATTTCCATTGGAAATCAATTTTTTCAGCGTCTGAATTAAATCGGGCAAAGTCTGCAGTAAACTCAATCATAATACACCCCGATAGCATGCAATAGTTCCAGCTTCTAGCCTTTTATATTTTTCTATTATTCCTACGACTTCGCCGAGTAGACCGCCCACAAATAGACTATTATCTTTTTTAAGCGTCTCGTTCATTTTGCTTATTTCTGAAAAACCTAAAAAATTATTTTCACCGCCATAAGTATTAAAATAATAACTAGTCTGCAAAAGACAAGCGAATTTCAAATCATATGGTAGTGAATTGCGAGCGTATCCAGCAAGATAGGTTATATTTATTTTAATTTCAGGTCGTAACATTGTGAATAATTGAATAATTCCATCAGAAAAAAGGCTAGAGTCATAAGAATAAAGAGCAGTATCAAGCTCGCTAGTGTCAACTTTTAGAGAACTAATTGATATCAAAGGGAATTGTGCAAGAAATAATTGATCCGTCCCTGAACTGATTATCTCTTGTGTGTAAGTAGAGGATAAAAACACCCTACTGCAATATTTTTGAATAGCGTCATGACTTGCATTACAACAAAAATCAATCTTAGCAGAATTAGCAGTGTAACCACTCGAAAACCACATTGATAAATCGGAAGATTCTAATATGTTATCTGCTAATAGTGACATCTTATTTTACCTTTTCTTCAATCGGATGCAAATAAGTACCGTGAATGTTGATTATACTTGTATATTCTTCATTAGTTAGCTCAATTGTCTCTTGAGGCTTCACCAATTTACCGCCTTTAAATTCTGTCATTATTAGTTCATATTTTCCAATATATTTTAATTTCATTTAACTTAAACTCCCAAATTTCTGAGAATTACCGCAGATATTTCAGTCGCTGATTGCGTAACTCCACCAAAACAATGGCGAGCTTTTGCAGTCATTAACATGCTGTCTTGTGATGGATCGCTTGGAGCTACCCAAAGACGTATAGGAGAACGTTCGCCAATTACGAAACGGCTTTTGTCAACTAATAACATCGCTGATAAAGTTGCAGTAACACCATCATAAACAGCATTTGCATTTAGATTTACTGGCATTTTTCCAGCTCTATAACCTTGAACGCCAAATAATGGGAACATTTGACCCGTTAGCAATGTGGCATTAGCTCCAACATTTTGAACGGTTAACACTTCAGGTATTTGACCTGTAATTACGGAGTTCCATGTTTTAGAACTCATAATCCACATCAAGTTTTCAGGGCTGGATTTGTCAACAAGGCTCATAAGAGCTTGAAGGTCAGCTAATGCTAATTTATCGCCACCAGCGTTAACAATTGAACCATTAGCAGAGTTTGCAAGTGCTATTTTTCTTAAGCCCTTGAATGCTTTTCTAAAATCTTTAGCATCTGTAACATTGCTATCCATATGTGTAGCAGTATCATCGCCGTTTAATATAGCGTTTTCAAGGCTTCTTGCTATTCCAAGCCCACATTCTATGCGAACTTTTTCAAATAGTGAAGGATCAATATTGTCAGCTAAAAAATCTTCGTATAATTTTGTATGCACAACGTTATTTTTCGCCGTCATATTTACATAAGTGCCACTTGTGCTTTGAGCCGTAAATGTTGCCGTTTCAGTCTCAAGTTTGCCTTCTAGCACACCTTGAAACATTGGCATATTTTGGCTAACGTTTGTCATTCTTTGTGTATTAAAATACGATGCTAAGCCTAGAGGAATTTCAAGCTCATCAAAAGTGAAGCTAGTAAATGTTGTTTGGATCCAGCTTGACCAATCAGTGGAATTATAAGCTTTAGCTATGGAGTTCATGAAATATTTATATTGTTGTGTTTCAGATGTATGAACATTTCTACCATATTTATTGCTTTTAATTTGTGCTTCTAATTGAATATTAGAAATCAATTTTTTAATTTTGATTAACTCGTTGCGAGCTTCCACGTCAATCGCCATGCTCTTTAAGCATCGTGTTTGTTTTTCTTCGTGTTGACTCATTAGCACGCTTGCAACATCTTTTATGCCGACATTTTCTAACTCTTCTTGAACTAGAAATGCTTTTGAATGCCCTACAGCAGGAGCTTGAGCAGACGATAATATTTTAGATATATTATCCTCTTTTGATTTCAACTCTGCTTGTTTTTCAGCCACTTTTTTCTTTGCGTTTTCGACATTAAACATCAATAAACTCCTTACAATAAATTTTGTGTCTCGACAATTATGTTTTCTAATTCACTAATATATTTACTTTTTACGGATAAATCAGCTTTTAATTGCTCATTTTCACTAATAATAGTACTTAAATTAGTTATTTCCTCTTTAATTTTCTCAACTATAGCCTTGATATCGTCTAGCATTTTAACTCCTTTTTGATGGCTTTTTTGATGGCTTTTTTGATAAAAACTATCTAGCGTCGCATTTGCATCCATTGGCACAGACACAACACTAATCTCCAATAATTCTGCATTTTTATAAATATATGTTTGATTTTGTTTGTCATAATCATAATCATGCCCAATAAAACCAACAGAAAGCGTTTTTAGTATGCCTTGTTTTATGAGTTTCACTACGTTATTTTGTAGTTCCGTCATTTCTGTATCCACATGACCGATCTCAGCGGTGAATTTAAGTCCGCTTTCGGTTGCGAATAACTCAGTTATTCGCCCTAATGGACTCGCATAATCGTGATTGTGTAATAAAATAGGGTTTTTCTGAAAGTTAGCCAAATCCCAACAACTTTTAGGCATAATATCGGATGCCCTGTCTTTTTGTCCTGAATTTGCAGTCCCTTTAATAATAAATACTTTGTTAAGTGAAAAATTTTCAGTACTCACCTGGTTTATATCTATTTGCGTTAAATCTATTTCTTTTTTTTCGATCTCAATGTTTGAAGTAATAAAATTTCTATTCATAATTGAACCTCCATGTTGTATTTTGAGGCTCATTTTTTATGATAACTATATATTACGCCTTAAAGTTTCATTTAATCGATAAGATTTCTATATCTAAAACGCACCTGCAGTTAATCACATCGTCCGCACTTCCATAAGCACTATCTCGAGGATACCGAAGCCCATTAGAGAAACGTTTATTATTCAATGATTCTTTATCGTTCTCATCCCAAAATATAACCTCGCCATTCATTGCAGCGTGTGCGTCTCGTGTAAAAGAGTCCAGTAATGAATTCCATGTTTTTTTAGCTTTTTTAGCATACGTTTGGACATCTGAGGTTGCTTTTTCGCTTGCTAGAGATAAAGCGTGTCCTATTTCAGTTCTTACTATGGTATTTGCTTGAGATTTATAACTTTCTCCAAATACTAATCTTACTTTTGTAGACAAATCGGCTTGTGATTGTGTAGGATTTTGTTGTGTTTCGGTGATTAAAAATTGAAAGGCTCTTTGTGTGTAAGTTGCTGAATAGCCGTCAAAATTATTGCTAGCATCATTTTTAATTTTGCCAAGCAAAAAATCATTAGCACGCCTAACAAGCGATGTGGTAAAATCAGTCGGCAATGACTTCTTTGGTATATTTCTTATTATGTTGCTCATAATGCTTTTATAATACTTTACCGATTTTATTAACAAAAGCGAGTTAAGGGAGGTTAAAAATTTTTCTTTGCGAGCGGTTAAAATCCAGTCATTAAAATTATCCATTGACCATGTGGGATTATTTGCTATTTTAGCCGTCCACGCATCTAGCTCTAAATTTAGAAGCTTTTCAATTTCTGAATTTTCAAATAAGGTTAAGTCTTTTTTTTTTAAACTCTCGCTAGGAGGCATGCTTAAAGCTTCGCTTACTGGCTCAACGCTTATAGTTTCTATTACTGCAATCTCTTCATAGCCTAATAATTTTCTAATCTCATTCTGAGTCAATACAGAGCTTAAATAAGGTATTTGAGAAATTATTTTATCTTGTTGTGATAGATATTTTATATTTGAATTATCTATTATAATTTTTTTATTGCCTAATAGTGTTTTAATCCGTTGGTTATTTTCTAAAGCACTACAATATAAAGCTTGAATTGGTAAGATAGTTTGTTCATAAAATATTTGCATTTGAATTTCAGAATTTGCATAATTAACGCTATCCGTATCGCCAAAAAAAATAGGAGGAACGCCAAGAAGTGAGGCTAAATCTCTTTTATTTGCTTTTATGATTTCTAATATCTGCATTTCTGAAAGTTTTTGAGAGCTAGATGACCATTTAGCTCCTTTTGGCAATACTTTATCAGAAAAGGCATTCTTACGCCCTGAAAATGAACTTCTAAGTGAGGAAATTAAGCGATTTAATGCATTTAGGTCATTAGTATCTGTTTCAATTATCCCTGTAGAATTTCCGCCACGAATAAAAAAAGTGTTCAAAAATTCATAGCTATATCTATCGCACATCAAATTTAGCAATGCTACTTCAACAACGCTATCACCAAAATCAGATGAAAAAATCGACGGCATTTTAAAATGAATCATATCATCAATATTAATAGTAGCGTCATCTTTACTATTAGAAATTAGATAGTAATTATCTTTTTTAGCTCGCACAAAACAAGGATCAATCCTTTGAAACACTCTTGTAGTTGGCATATAGGCTAAATATGCATTGCCATGTATGTAAAGATCAATAATATTTTCCATATGGACCGTTTGGCTTACCAAAGAAGCTTTTAAAAATTCCAATGTTCTATCATTTTGTTCATTATCAGCAATCATAAATTTACAGGTCAAAAATTGTTTAGCAATCGGGTTAATAATTACCTGTAAAATCTTTTCCGTGCGGTAAAGGTTTTTCATTTGCTCACGAGAAATATAGTTATTAAAGCCAGATGTCATATTTATTTGTTCGGTAAAGCTTGCCCAATTTAGATTTTTTTCATGCACTTCAATTGGATGATTATAGATTACTTTCTCTTCAATTTTAGGCATTTCTTTTACTGTTAGCACTGGTGCAGATAGCTCTTTTTTATTCCAAAAAAACTTCATTATTTTTATCCTTATGGCAGAGCGTCAGGGTTATATTTCTCTAAGTCTGCTAAACTCATGACTGCATATGAAGAGCCTAATTTTAAAATATATACATTATTATCAGTAATACCAATGAGTTTATAGATGTCTTCATCATTGATTTTATAATCTTGCTGTAAAACATATTTAGCGCTTAATTCTTGAATATTGCTTAATAATATATGTATATCTTGAGCTTTATTTTTAATCACAAATATTTGATTCAACAAATCAGGAATTAACAACTCACTCGCAGGATTTGCGATTGCGTTTGTTGTTTGTGTTATGAGCGTTGCGCATAAATCTTTTAATTCCTGAGCATTTTTTTTAATTTTCTTCCTATTATTTAGTGAAATCATGCGATAACTCCTTTTAATTTATTTGTTTCAGTGATTAAATTATTGATTTGTTCTTGTTGAGCGTCAACAATTTTAGCTAAATCCTGTACTGCCTTACCAACGAATGACCCCATATGGTTTTCATAAAATCCAATCTTAGGTTCATTATCTATTTTAGTATCAAAAAATAATTCAGGTACTAGAGGTTTAACTTGTTGTGCTATTAGTCCAATTTTTTTAGGTTCTATATTCTTATCTGTTTTCCAGCGAAATGTAACAAAGTTGATTTGTTTTAGCTCGCTTAAACCATAATTTAAATCTTCAATATCTTTTTTTAGAGTTCTATCAGATGTTGAAGTTGTTAAATATCCCGAAGTGCTATTGCGATATACTGGTACTGTTGAGGTTCCATTATTCAATGAAAAACCTAAATAATTACCCCAAACAGTATTTCCTCGAACACCATATCCTGTATCTGAATATCCACTTACGCCATCACCGTTAGTTGCTTCTCCTCTTACTCCTGTTCCACCAGATCCAGCAACTCCACGCACACCATACCCATTCACGGTACTGCCATAAACCCCTGTCCCTGAGCTTGTACCTTCGCCATAGACTGCATAACCGCTAGACTTACCATGTACTCCATGACCTCCACCTGTGTTTTCAAAAAAACCTCCATATCCACTTGCATGTGCATTTAATCCTGCTACACCAGCAATACCAGATCCTTCACCTGCTCCTGTTATAGTCCCAAATACACCATGATTCTTAGTAGATGTACCATAAACACCAGTGCCAGAAATTGCGAAACCATAGACACCAAAACAAGCACTTCCTGCGAGACCATCATTATAGCCACTATAACCATAAACACCTTTACCAACATTTTGTGTTGGTGCCAATTCACCTTGCAAACCCGAACTCCCTGACCCTGAGACTACACCACGGACGCCTATTTTGCTTGTCCCGCTAGAAAAACTCTGAATCCCATGACTATCTCTTGAAGTCGCATAGATTGCAGTAGATCTAAGAGATGAAGCATAGATCCCATAACTATCGTTATTAGCACCCCCATCGTATGTATTCGTGAAATATCCGCCATTTCCGTATGCTGCTGATGCTGTTCCATATACGCCATAACCATTTGTGCCTGAATTCGAACCATGAACGGCTGAATAGCCGTTACCGTTTGCGGTAGCATATATAGCTGTTCTACTTGCAGGAGCTAGAACTCTCATAGGCATATCATAAACAAAACCTGTATCTGTCAAAGCGGACATTGCATTATCAACATTAGCACTAGGAACTATATTAGCATTCCAGTGCGCAGAAGACGATCCAATAGTTTCATTGCTTAATGTGCTAGAAGTAATTGCGGTAGCTGTAGTTTTATAATGTATACCCCAAAGTATTGCTTGCGCGGTTGAATTATAAGCTATTAGAAGGGTACACGTTCCATCTGCATTGCCACAAGTTATGCCAGAAATATGACAAGCAGAGGAAAGAAGTCCATAAGAAACCATTTCTTGAATCGTTAATAAATTATATTGCTTAAAAGCTTTTATAATTATCTTTCCCGCGTAATTCCCATAAGAAAAAGTCCCATATATTTCTAATTCTAGCGTTCCCTGCTCAAAGGAAGTAATTGCTAAAGTCCTCACGCATACATTACCAGCAGACGCACCAGAGAAAGATAAAGCATGACTTTTTTCTGTTGTTTTCGTGCTTAATTGCAGTTGATTATTTGCGGTTAAATTATTAATCCCTGTAATATTGTTGCTATCATCTACAATTATTCCACTGTTTTGAATAACTTTTCCAGTTACTCCATCAAATCGAGGTATCGCATTGTCCGTGCTTGTTCCTGCATTCTCAACCAAATTAAGGTTAGGTAACGGCAAAGGATAAGATAATATTGCATATATTTGTTTAGAAACACCACTAATATTTTGAATGCTTATATTATCACTGTCGGGATATGTGATTGTGAACCAAGTATTGATATTAGTTCTTGAAATTAAAGCCCCTGCAGAGTCTAAAAAAACAAATGATAATTCACTAATATTAAGTTGATGATTGATTATAAGTGTTTCAGCAATAGCTAGAGTTATTGCCTCGCTGTTTGCTTTTTTCTCAACTGTAATTGTAGGATGGCAAACGGTTAAGTCTGCTTTTTTGAGCGTGTTATTATGCAGCTCGAGCGTGTAGACATCTCGCCCTAATAATAGACCTTTGAAACTAAATATAAAACCATTAGTAAAATCGCCCGACGTGGTTATATTTCCACTCCCGAGAATCGTTAATAAAGCATTATTTATATCCGTATAAGTAGCATTATAATTTAGCGATATTGTTTCAGTATTATTGATATACAGCGTGAAAGAACCTTGAGCAGGCACATGATTAAAGACTAATTTTTGTTGCTCGCCAATTCCAACCCTGCGACCTCCTACATTATCGGCTAAATCAGCAAAACTCCCCGTAATAGTTTCCCATAGATTGTAGCCCATACCTGCATCATTTGTGTCATACCGAAATTCAGGAACATCAATTTTGAATTTACTCCCAATTTGCACTTTATTTCTGCTCATTTATTACCTCAATTGTTGACGTATTATCGCAATAAGTCCAAAATATCTTATTATCAAAACTTTCAAGTCCAATTCCAACACAGCCATAATGTCCACCGTCTAAAATTAGATTTAAATATTTTATACTCTTTATATCTGCACATTCAATATATTCAGATGAAAAACGTTCATAAGTTTCTAAATGTTCTAGCTCTATTTTGATTTTTTTATTCAAAATAGTCTGTCTTATTTGCGAAAATGACGGATAAGTCAGCGGAGTCCATGCAGATACAACGCTTTTATCGTGTGTTTTCCATCTCATTCTAAATATTTTTTGCCACATTTTTTAACTCGTATAAACATAAGCTAGAACCGTCGACCATTGTCTAATTCCACCTTCAATTTCGCTAGCTGGAAGCTTAACACGCTGTCTTATCAAAGCTCTATTTCCATAAGAGATAGCATCAGCACTATTAGAGTTCTCTGCTACAATTCCAGCCACTGGACTCGTTGGATCGCTCTTTTGTGTGGTTGTTGTGTTGTAATATAGTATAGATGTGGTTTGTAGAACTCGACGAGTCGCATAAGCATCGCCCACGCCTGTCTTGAATTTATAAAATGTTGAAAATGGAGTGTTATTATTCCAATCTTCGTCATAATGTAAACCATAATCACCAACTGCATCGCCTAAAGCTAGCATTTTACTAAAATCGTCAGACGCTGTGAAGGCTCCACCATATACACCAGCATATTGCTGAATATATAGCGATAATTCCGTGATTATATTAGCACCATCATGGCGTAAATATAAAGATTGCGTATTACTTGACCCGTTATTAGGGACAGTGCCGAAATCTACACCTGTGGATCCTCCAGCGAGCGAATCATCAATCTCACTGCCTGTCTCTGTGCGAGAAATAACTAAACTTACTATTGCCATATCGTATGCTCCTTTTTTCTGTCATCATTAATTATGATAACATGAGTGTTATTAAAATAACAATAACTCTTGATTACAACTTGATAAATGTTTTGTGGGATTTTTTGGCGTGTATGTTGGGAATGCAAAATTTATAAAAGATAATAATTCTAGCGTCACAAATGTTAAGCTAGAGTCAACCGCAAACGCTCTGATTTGACATGGAACATTATCAAGCTGAAGGCCTGCATAATTACAGGAAATTGTGATAAAATCGCCTAAATTCAAACTTAAAGCAATCCATGAAACTTGAAGCGTTATTGTTTCGAGGCATGCGGAAAACAAACGAACATACATTTGTAACTCAGTGATAACCTGAGCCTCTACATAGAGATTGGGGAAATCAATAATACGGCTTATAACTCTTGTTAATTTAGTTTCCGCGTTATTATTGTAATAAGTGCTTGTTTTTAGCGAATTACCGCCTGAAATTGGTGAAAATGAGTATGTGCCAGACGCTCGAGTGAATAAATTCTTAATATCTTGCTGAATATTTATTGAATTGTCTACTACTTCTTTCATTGATATATGTGCTATATTTGATATTTGAGGCATTGAGTCGGTGCGTAGAGGCTTAAATAAGCATTGTGTTACTGTTCCATTATTAGCAAAAATTGCATCATAATGAACTTGCTTTAGCAAACCTAAAAAGTAGCCCATGATATTTATATTGGCATCACCAGCCCAAAAGCGTGAACTAATAGCAGATAATTGGGTGTATGCCTCGTTATAATTCGCAGTGTTAAAATTTCCTGAGGTTAATCGCCCCATTGCTATTAAAAATATATATGCTTGATAAATAATATTCTCTGTCTGCGTTGTATAGGTGTCCGTAAGAAAAGCTTTACTTGGCATTATCATAATATCGCCATTTTCATAAATATATGGCAATAACCCGCCATCTGCGTCGTCTACAAAACCTAAAACATCAATTCCATAAAAACCACTCGTATAAATAGGAGATAAAGAATGATATGTCTCAAACCAATGTTCTCCGCGCTTGATAAGAACATTTTGGATATTTGTAAACTTTATATTTGTTGTTTCTACGCTTCCAATTGAGTAAACAAATCTATATCCGCCCACATTATAGCCTATAACTCCAGCATTAAAACCCGCTCCTGCCTTCCAGCATTTGCACGCAACTTGAATTTTTTCCGTGCCATCCCAAACGCTAGTAGTTTGAGCTCCCGCCTCCTCAATATTGAAGTTAGTCAAAAAATCGCCTAAATAAAAAGGTACTGGCTTGCCTACGCTTTCATTTGGAGCATTGGGGAAGTCTGTTTTATTGATTGTTGGTAATGGTAAATTAGTATTTAGAGACTCAAATGGATCTCTTGCAGAGAACTCTATTTTGTCTTTGTTGTAGGTTATTCCGCCGTCCGATTTCACGACTCCAGAGAAGATTAACCGAGTATTATCATTGATCGACATGAATAAATTAACAGTTTCGTTAATAAAAGGTCTATAATCCGATTGATCGGTAAGATATTTTGTATATTTTCCATCAACATTAGTGATTGATATATTCATTTCAGAAAATTTAATGCTTGTGTCCGTAAGATTAGACATGATTAAATCCATCTTTGGCATTTGCATACGACCGTCGTAGAAATTGTTATTAATATATTTATTGCGATCTGCTAGGCGGATTTGTGATATTCCATTGCCAATTTCAACATACATTTCAAGTTGTATTGTGTTGCCTAAAAGGCTTTTATCTAGCGTTTGTCGTGAAAAATCATTAGCATCTTCAATATATTGTTGTCTAGCGTCGTCTACTAACCACTTTTTTGTCATATTAGCACCTCTTTTTTAAGAATAACAAAAAAAAGAAATATTGTATATTTGCAGTGGTTGTTAACTATTAGTTTACAACCACTTCTAAAATATTTTTAAAATAAAGCACAAGTTAGGGAAGAGTTAATTCTAAGCATAGTAGCTAGATGCGAGAAGGATATCAAGCTATTAGCGAAAAAACACAAAAGAACGATAGAGCAGGTATCAAAAGACTTGCGAGAGGTGTGGGAAGAAAACGAAAAAGCGGGATTACTTCTAAAATGCGATGACTAATCATTTCGCCTCGTCGAATTCTAGCGTGAAGTTACTAAAAATATTATTATTATCCACATAATTGATAGTTTGCTTAGGAATATTTGCTAATTTGGCGTAACAATGGAAATAAGTAGCGATTGTTGGAGCTGGAATCACGAGCATCTTTTTATTATCTTTGCAATAGCCCCACATGCGTTTTAATGCTCTATAATTTGACGATATTATATTTAAATTGCTAAATTCTAGGCTGACTTTTCGTCTTACTGCTCGCTCGTTTGCGATTGTTGAATAACCATTGAGATTAACAGTATCTGAATAAACAATCTCCTCAAAATTAAACTGCTCGTTAAAGTTGCTTGCACCATTTAATAAATTATTTTCTTCAAGAATGGTTGATTGACCGCCAATAAGGCGACCAATTTCTAAATAGCTATTTAGATTGTTTAAGTCTTGAATTAAAATCAAAAAATGCCTAAATTGTCTTGTATCTTCGTCATCACTAACATAGACTAAATCATTTTGATACTCGTCATTATTGCATAAATCCCTTTTAGATTTTGAAATAATCAAAGTGCCTTGCGATTGGATTATTGTCGCTAGAGGCGTGGAAGAATACGCATCGCCATAACCATAAACTTGAATAATTGCGTCTAGCGTGAGGTTTGTTGAGAGTAGCCCTAAAGTGTCAATAGCGATAGACTTTGTTCGTGGAGTAGTTCCGTCATCAACTCTGCCTACATCTATTTGAATAAAAATGTTTTTCTCTGCTACTCGATATTTAGCCTCTAAAAGGTCTGATTTTATGTTTAGAACGCCATAATCTGCACTAATTCCGCTTGTGGCTGTAATAATATTGTTATATTGTAAGCCATCCGTACCTATTTCCCATAAAATTCTTAAATTATTCGTATTATACATTAAAAAGGTCTCCTTTTATATTGATTATTGATTACTTTATTAGGAATTATTTTTATTTGTGTTGATATTTTTTTACTTGCTCTTCGTATTAAACCAATAATAATAAATATTTGTTTATGTAGAGCCATCGAGTTATTTAAAATAAAAGCGTATTGAGAATGTAAAAATCTAGTTGCAGATACTACAAAATTATATTGATAATTAACATTATGTTCTTTATTTATTACAAAATAAGCTTGACTTTTGATTGTGTAGCTAACATAACTAGCATAACACCACGCACGAGAAGGAAAAGCAGAATATGCATACTCTCCATTTCGCTCGCCGACTACTTGTGTATTACGATCACTAAGATATTGGAATAATCTAGTGTTATCGGTTCTAATTCCTGATTTATATTGAGCTAAAAAATAGCGTTCAAAGATAAGCTTTAATTGATTATGATATGTAAAATTATAAGATATAGTTGAGGTGTATTGTGCTGAAATAAGTTCTAGTTTTGTACTGTTATATTGATTTTTATTTAGCGGAATAGTTAAAATTGAAAAAGCGGCTTGATTATCGTATGTATTTAGCAAATATGAATTAAATTGAGCCTCAAGTATGCGATCTCTGCGTATAGAGTTTGTTAATTGATTATATAAGTTTCTAAGTAAATAACTATTAAATTGATTATATAAACTAATAAGTTTAAAGCTGTTAAATTGATTATGCAAATTAGCAAGCTTGAAGCTATTGAATTGATTATATAAGTTTCTAAGTAAATAACTATTAAATTGATTTTGCACTTTTCTAAGACTAAAGCTGTTAACTTGGTTATGAATTGTTCTAATCTTATTGCTGTTAAATTGATTATGACTTTCTGCTATAGAATAAGTATTATATTGCTTATTATATGCAAATAAGCATAAGCTATTGACTTGATTATGTATTATTATGTTTTTGTAACTCTGAATTTGGTTAAAAAGTGTTTTATTTTTGGTAATACATGCATTATATTGACAATTAAGAGCACTAAATTTAACACTGTTAACCTGATTTTGCTTACTTTTATAAACAAAATGAGCTAAAAAAGGTCTTGCAAGCCAATCACAAGCACAATAATAATTACCTTGCGTATTTGTGACTGCTGAAAATTGGCTTAATATCATGACTCGATGCCCCTTATATTTATGATTGATTTGCCTTGTTTGCTCTCGTCGTAAATAGCTTTTTTGAGTGCGGGTAAAATCACTTTGGTTAATTCTTGATTATCAATTGTTACTTTATTGTCTGATTTTACGCTGATATTTATATTATTATTGCTGTTTGTGCTTACTTCTAAGCTTATTTTTATTGCTTTAGGTTCAATGCTTGTTGGAATAGTTGGCATTATGCCCTTGCTTGCCGTGATTGCTGTGCCATGTATAATTGCAAGGATTTGAGCCATAAGCATTGAATTTTGTGCGATACTGCGAGGAATAATATACTCGCCTTGGGAGAGAAGAGCAGGAATTTTATCGTTTGCAATTGAATTCCCTTGTTGCGTGGCTCTCATGCCAACTATCGATGTGTCAACAAAACCGCCCTCAGCAAAACCGAGCCACTTACCAAATTGCCTCCCTTTATCGGCTACTGTATTCACAACTTTAGCTCCTGCATTTTTCACTGCTTGCACTGCTTCTTTAGGTTTGTTCAATATTACGGCCACTTTATCAATTAATTCACTTAAAAAACCAGTAAAGCCCTTAAACCCTTGTGTTACCGAATTAAAAATTAAAGATCCTATACTAGAAAGTGTTTCTCCTATTTTAGGAATAATTTCCTTGAATTTATTAGCTATTTTTGATGGAAAAGCTAACACGGCTGTAACTGCAAGCTTAACATTCGCCCACGCTCCAATAAAAATATCCTTGAAAAAGGTTGATAATTGTGTGAAAAAGGGTGATAGAATTGTTGAAATAAAGGTTACAATTGGCAATATAATTGCGTTATAAAATGCGGTTAATCCTGTAATGATAGGGTCAATAAGAGTTGTTTTTACGGTTGAAAATAAGCTAACGATAGGTGCGATGATATTATCATTAATAAATGTGCCGATTTTAGATAAAGTTTCTTTTATTTGATCAAAATAAGTGATAACTAAATAAATTGCCCCTGCAATAACTGCAATGACTAATGTAATTGGTGCAAAAGCGAGAGCTACTCCTACCAAAATAATGCCTGCAACTGCATACATAATTACCTGAATATTTTCCATAAACCACGCCCCAAATTGAGCTATTGGAGCTTTCATTTTTTCCCAAATACCAACCATATAATCAGCAAATTGAGCTAATGAGGCTTTAATCATTTCGATATTGCGATATAAATACACAATCGCAAGCACAAAAGCCGCCACAAGAGCAATAATAATAACAATTGGCGAGGATGCTAGAGCCATCGCCACGCCAAGAGCCGAGACCACTGCGGTATAAGCGATTGTTGCGTAGTTTGCAATGATTAAAGCCCCTTGATACGCATAGGTTGCGATTGTAATAACGGCGTAATAAGCTCCCACGCTCATGATAGCAGTACCATAAGCAAGTATGGCAATTAGTAAGGCTTTGGCACCTAATTCAACGATTTTACCCACTACTTTAGAAATATTTTTTACTGTTTGCGGATCTAACTCAATACCAACAGCACTCGCAACTTTTTGAGCAACTTCGCCTACTTTGTCGCCTGCTTTAGCACCTAAATCAGCACTTAATTTATCGATTTTATCTAGCAACTTATCTAATGTTTTATTTAAACTGTCTAAAAAGTCGCTAATAGGCGCAAAAATATCTGTAAATGCCTTTTTTAAGCTTGCAAATGACAAATCTAAATTCTTAAAAGGTGCAATCAGAGCATCCACAATGGTTTTACCCAAATTGCCCACCGCATCGCCAAAACTATCTGATCCTAAGATACTATTATCTTGCTGTACGGCTTGCTGAACTGGTGCAACCGCTTTTTGAGCTTTGGGTTTATATTTTTGCTGAACCTGTAAAAATATGTCTGTCATATTTGCCGAAGAATATGCATAACCACCATCAGCAAAGGCTTTTGTATTACCTTGAACTAAACTTAAAATTTGAGCCATTATTTCTTTATTTTGAGTGATCGATCTTGGTAATATATATTCGCCTTCAGATAAAAGAGCAGGGATTTTATCGTTCTTTAGCGAATTTCCTTGTGTTTCCGCTGTTTGTTTTGTTTCTGCTGAAACAAATCCACCGCTGGCAAATTGCTTAACCGCATTGGTTGCAATATTTAAATTTACGGCTAATGAATTATCTTGATTGAAAAGAGTAAAGCCATTTGATAATGCTGAATATACGGAGGTTGTTAAACTGCCCTCTACGTTAGACGCCATTGTTGACGCAAAATTAACCGCTGTATTATTTAGATTGTCTGTCATGCTAGTGGCATAAGTTTTAATTTGCTCCACTTGACCTGCTTCGTTTGCGGTGCGAATCCTAAACTCACCAGTTGCAATATTGCCCACAAAAGAATTTAGCGCCTCTTTATTTTTGTCTGCTATTTCTTCATATTGTGGTTCAACTAAAAAATTATCAGCTCTTATTTTAGTGCCTGTAAACCATGCGATTAACCTTTTTAATGGTTTGGTTATTGCATCCCAAAGATCTTGCCCAATATTTGACCAAAAATCAGCTGTGAATATTGAGGCTATATAATCACCAATTTCAAAGAATACTTTCTTGATTTTTTCTAAAATTGGGTTAACAATTGCGTCAAAAATACCAGTGATAAATAAAACAATTGCGTCGTAAAGAAATGTTACTAAATTATCAAAATCAAACACAAGTGTAATCAATCCGACAAGCATCTCTTTTAATATTGCAGGGATTTGTTTAGCCAAATTGTATATCATTACTGGCAAATTCTCAATCACTCTAGGCATAAGTGAAAGAAATTCACCTATAAATTTCCCTGTAAATTCTCTAAATGCTTTAGCTCCTAGATTTAAGTTCTTTAAAAATTCTGCTAAAAATCCCTGTTGTAAAATAGTTACAAAAGAAAATTTCATAAATTGAAATAGTGGCGATAATATCGCAATACCCGACTTCGCAAGAGCTTTAAACGGTGCCAAAAATCTATCAATAAAGGTTAAATTTGGGCTGACACTTGTCATCTTTTCTATCTCACTGCTAAACACTTTACCCGTGCTCAACGCTCGTTCAGTCGTTGTTCTTAATCCATCCAGAGCATCAGCTTGCCAGATTTTTAATTCGGCTTGAGTAAATAATGCACTATTTGCGCCCATGTAAAAATCAATTACTGAATTAACACCATTCTTGAAAAGGCTTATTTGATTATTTATATTCGCTAATACATTTTCAGTTTTTGATATTTTAATATCAATTGTAATTGCTTCTGACTTTAATTCATTTAATTTATCTGTTATTTCATCAATATTTGATAATTGCTCTTGTTTTTCTATATCACTTAATTCTAAATTATTGTTAATAAAGTTTTCGTATTTTTCGCTATATTTTTTGAAATATGTTTGAATATTATCATAATTATCTGTTAACATATTTTCAATTGTTTCTTTTACTTTTTCTGCGTTGTTTTGTTCTTGTATTGTTGAGATTAAACCATTTTCTCGCATTTCTTTATTTTTATTTATTGCTTCAGTATAATACTCTTTAGATTTTAATTTTATTTTGTTAATAGATAATAAGGCATTATTAAAAGAGACGCTTATATCATTAGCATTATTATTGGTAGAAATATTTAATACTTGCGAGAGTTCTGATATTTCTTTTCTGAGTTTTTCAGTATTAAGTTTGTTTGTATCGGTCATTATTTCAGTGAAATTAGCATTTAACTCTTGTAAGATATTATTACGTTTATCGGTTATTTCTTGAATTTCTTTATTATATGTTTCTTGAATTATCTTTTTATCTTTATATGCTTTTCTTATTTGTTCATTGAGTTCTTCTATATTTTCTAATTCTTTAATAGCGATTAGATAAGCGTTCTCAATATTCTTTTTTGATACTTCTAAGCGTGAAGCGTTTAGCTCTTTAATTTTTGCCATATATTCGTCAGATTGTGTTTTTAATAATTCATTGAGTTCTTTATTTTTTTGTTTATTTAATTGAATTACGGCATTTTGCACTTGTTTTGATGATAGCAATTGTTTAGTATATAACTGTTTAAATTCATCTTCTTTTTGTTTATAAGTATTAATTATTTTATCGCTTTCTGTTGATATCACATCTTTATATTGTTCTAATGCTGATTTTTTTAATTCTAATATTTCTTTTTCCATCTTTTTATTTTCGGTTGTTTTTATATTTTGTAATTGTTTTTCTAATGACATTACAGCATCAAATACCGCTTGCGTTTCTTCTAATTGAGAAAGATCAACTTGTTTTTTAGTGATATCTTGTTGTTTTTCTATTATATCTAATTCGCTAAGTTTTTTTATTTTTGCCACACTTTCGGGCATGTTTTCTATTTCTAAACGTAAATTTATTATATTAGCATTGGTTGCTATCTCTTCAATTTCTTTTTTAAATTTTAATTCTTTCTCAAATATTTCTAGCTTTTTTTCTTCTACTTTTTGTCTTGTTTCTTTGGTTTTTTCTGTTTCATTTTCTAATTGGCTCAAATCAATTTTTGCTTTTTGTAATTCTAGCGATTGCTTTAACATTTCGTTTTTTTCAACACCTGCTTTGATTATTTCTTTGTCCAAGCTATTAACTAGTTTTTGTTGTTTCATCATCGAGCTAGTCATGACTTGCATTCGCTCTTCTGCTTCTGCTTGTGGCACTGCAATATGTGAAATAAAACGTAATAATTGCTCATTATAATCACCATTAGCGACAATTAAATTTTGAAAAGCTTCAGAAACGGAGTTAAAAAAATCTGATATTTTATAGAAAAATTTTCCTAAATAATTTGAAACGATGCTAATCATATTTCCGATTGACTCTAGTACTTGAGCTATTGATGACGAAATAACCATAATTATACTAGAGGCTGTATTGAGTACTAGAGTGAGAAGAAAAATGAAAGTTGCAATTACACCTCTACCCATATTAGCCATGACTTCTTTTGTTGTTAAAATTGATTCATTTGTTTTTTCTGAGGAACTGAATAAATCGGTGAAAGCTTTTGATAAATCGGTTACCAATTTAGTAAATATTTTTGTTTCTTTTTGTAACTCGCTAACTGCTATATATAGAGCAGTAAAAAGAGCTAAATACGTTCCTAAAATTCGCGCAAAGGGGGATTTTGCGAATGCCAAAAATCCTTTTAAAAGATTTTGGGCTAGTGTTAATAAAGTTTTTAGTCCTTGCGATATAATGCTTATTAATGAGGCTTTTAAAACAATACCTAAATTAATAAATACATTTTTTAAGCTTGTAATTGCGAGCATTTGTGACGATAAATTCATTTTAAAAGCAAGCATAGTAAAAGCATCGGCTAAAATAACAACCGCTTTTGTGTTCGCTAATAGTTGAACATTAAGAAAAGCCATCACTGCAGGAAGAGCTGTTAACAGAGTCATTATCGAGGTGAGAACTAAAGCAAATTTAATGCTTCCACCAACAACTAAAAATAAAGCGCTCGAAAAATCAATAAAAGAACTCACGATATTAAATATTGACTGTGGAAATTCGGTTAGAGTTGTGAGAAAATCAGCAAAAAATCTTGTTAACGATCTGATAATTATATTTGTTGTGCCTAATTTTGCCTGTAATTGTTCAGTTGTTGCACTTATTTTTTTATGTAAGCCTTCCATAGTCTCAGATAACGCTATCGCTTTTCCCTTCACAGGATTAGATTGCTCTAGTGCTACGTTAAGCCGTAATTGAGCAAGCTGATAATCATTCATAGCACTAATATCTGTATTTAGTTGTTTCGCATATTGTGCATGATTAACGCCCATTTCATTTAAATGCAAACCGTATTTTTGCACTGATTGAGCAGAGCCTTGAAATGCTTGCCCAAGCGAAATAACGACATCTTGTAATCTATCACCTGTAATCGTGCCTAAATCTAACGCCAAATCAACATATTTTTGTATTTGTTGTTGATTAAATTGTAAATTTTTACCTAAAAGTAATGCTTCTTGCACACCAGAATAAACATCATCAATTGCGTAATTTGTTGACTGCGATATTTTTATTATTTTATCATTCCATTCATCAAAAGAGCCTAGAGAGCCTTTTACTTCTCTATTTATTCCAGCGAAAATAAAACCAAAACTCCATGTAGCTTTTTCGAGTTTATTCGCTGATTTAGTAAATTTATTTGAAATTTCATAAAGATATAGTCCAATATCCAAGATAAAACTACCTATTTTGTCGAGAATTATTTTAACAATTAGGGAAAAACCTAAGCTAAAAGCGGCCGCCAAAAGTAAAACGCTCCCAAAAAACTTATTAAATTTACTTTCACTAGACAATAAAGCAAGACCTACAAGTGATAATGCTGAGCCAACACCAGCCGAGTACTCGGTAAGCGATAGAATGCTTTTTGTTGAATGAGATATTATTGATGACGTTAAAATTTTTAAATTCTCATTAATAAATAGTGTACCAGAAAAAACCATCTTCGCCATTTCAATAAATTGAGAAGATAGCGTTTTAATTACTTTCCATGTTGCCGATCCTAAATTAACCAATGATTGCCCTACAGCAAAAAACGAAGGTGCGAGAGTGGAAAGAGTGTTTTTAATATCTATTATTGAGCTTTTTATATTTGAGAAATTTATATTTGCGAAGCTGATTTTAGGTGAGATAATAAAATTTGTGAACTGTTCTTTTATTTTGGATAAGAAAATTTTTATATCAGCACCACTTGCCGAAAATCCAGAGAACAATTTTGATAAATTAAAAGTTTTTGACATAGCTAAACCTAAATTTTTAATTTGCAGAATTGTATTATTTAATGCTTTAATAAAGTCTTGATTCTTAGCAAGCACACCACCAAAGCCCACAACAGCGCTGACAAAAAAAACCTTGAAAACAGTGCCTAGAGTATCTTCTATATCTCTCATTTTTTCTTTAATTTTAAAAAAAGTATTCATGCTAACCGATAAAGTCATAAATCCACTATTTAAACTTTTTACTTTTGCAAAAACAAAATCCATTGCGTCGCCAATTAATCTAAATCCATTAGCTAAACGGTCATATCCTTTTAATTCTGCGATTAGCGTTAGATATTGGAGTGTGTCTTTTGTTCTATTAATAAAAGCAGGATCAATTAATTTTTTGTATGTTGCCTGCAATACTCTATGTGCTTCAATAAGTAAATAAACAGTATTAGCTACACTATTTATTACAGCATCTATTTTAGCTAATGTAGGTGTAGACTCTTTAATATTCTTATTTAAATCTTGCATTGATTTGTCTGTTTTTTTTATATTTGATGCTAATAATTGCATATTATTATTTTTTAGTTGGTTATTCATATTGGCAATCTGCGTCGCTATTTGCTCACTAATTAGCTTATTTTTATTTAGCTCTGTGTTTAAATTGCGAAATTCATTGGTGTTTTTATTCACCTTTTCTTTTAATTCATCTAATTCTTGTATTGGTTTATTAGCATTTTGCGATTCAAATTTAATTTTGATTGGGATTGCCATTATTTCTTTCCTCCAAAAGCCTTTGACCAAAAATTAAAATATCTTTCTTCCTTTTTATTTTCCCATATTTTTATTAAAATTGCTACGTCGTTTATAACTTGATGTGTGTTTTCGATGACTAATGTGCCTGTTTGCCAGAACACAAATAAAGCATCACAATACGCATACGCTTCAGATTTTTCATAGTTATGTGCTTCTAGCTCGGCGTCAATATTTTGAGTTGCTTGCATACGTTCTTTTAGCGTCGGTAATTTATTTTTTTTAATATTCTCTTTGGGCAATGAGGATTTAAATGCGGTTTTTTTGTCAAAATGCTGATCAACATACCATGAAATAATTTGCGAGTTGTCTTTTATTTCATTGTTTTTTTTAGATTTTGAACAGCATTTGAAAGCTCTTCAAGAATATCATTAGCAAATAAAACCTGTAAAAAATCATCTGTTATATTGCCATTTAAAAATGGTTTTTGTAATAGTTGCGTAACATTATCGCTATTAAGATTTGATAATGCCCCTTCGTAATAGCCGACAAATAATAAATTCCAAATACGTTTGTGAATATCGGATATAGTGGGTTCTTTTTTGTTAATCATTCCACTGCATTGTACAATAATATCAGTTATTTTGGAACCAAACTCAAAGCGATTAGGATTTTTAAAAACAAAAAATGTAGGCATTGCTTTGTCTAAGAATTTAATTTTATTTAGGTCATGTGATTTTAGATAGTGAGCTTTTTTCGCTTCTACCCCACTTAATTCTTTTTCATTTTCTGAATACTCAGATTCAAAATCTGAATTTTCCCAATCAATCGCCTCATCAACTACAGATATAATTGATATATGTTTTGGAATTGAAACACTTGATAAGTTAATAGCCATATTTTATCTCCAATAAAAGTTTAAAATTTCTGACATCTAGATGCAAATCTAATAAAGTTTTCGCGGCTTCATAAGGAGGTAGAGAACGAGTCGTAGCAACAGATTTTGCTGTATTAATAGAACAACCTACAATTTTTGCGATTTGAAGGAGCGTCAAAAATTCATTACAGTCACTCATAATTTGAGCGAAAAAATAATGAATCTCTTTTGTTGTATTTTGTTTGTAATAAAGTTCAAATAATTGTTTACGACTCATTTTATACCTCTATTTATAAAATAGCAAATATAACTAAATCGTGTCAATAGAGATACGACAAAAAAGTGTTTACGTATTTAGCAAACAAACTAGCGAAAAGTTGAAAAAAATTTTGTCGTTAAAACCCGCACAATACTTCTTTATTTATTTCGTCAACTTCCTCTTGTGAGAGATAGACTTCTTTTTTCCTAAGCTCTGACAAAGTTCTAAATAGCTGTGTCTTGTTCATATAACATATATTATGAGCAAGTCTGTCCTCCGCTGAGCCTCTTACATTTAGCAGTAGCGAATAGACGCCGACACCACGAGAATAGCAACCTAAGCCCCCTCGATATTCGCCGACCATAAGGTATTTTTTACCTTTCCGTAGTATTTCCTGTTCTGCTGATAACCAAGTTATCAGCAATTGTTTAGCTGATAGAATTTGGTTCCGTATAACTATTTTTCCATTACATGTATTCATATTAGTCTCCTCTAGCACCACTTAAAAAGTCATTTTAGTCTCTGAGGTAAGGGCTTAAATGTCCTTACCAAAAATAAAAAAAAGAGTGGACTACTTAGCCCACCCTCGTTTTTTTAGTGCCGCCTCTCGATACCGAAAGCACCAAAAACTACGCGCAGCTGACTGCACGTCGATAAGGTCAAAATCAGAGCTCAAGAGTGACCTTGAGTTCTTATAATTAAAACCAGCAGGACTAACTACTAGCCCTACAAATTTTTTATTTATTTTTGTGCTAGCATTTATGCGCCAACACGAACCGTTATTTTCCGCTAGATAGCCTTTTTTTAGGCTATCTTTTCTCAAAAGGATCCACATACTTATCTCCTTAGAAAAATAAATTTAATCATGAAAATATCGGGACACATCATATTCTGTGTCCACGTCTACATCTACGTCTGTTTCGTGCTCGTCTATTATCTTGCAAGGTCGTCTTGCAAAATAATACTCATTTTCATAACCTATCTCTTCGGCTCTCACGAGCCATCTTTTTTTACTTCCAATAATTTGTATTAAACAAACTTTCATGACTTTCTCCTTCAAAAAAAATAGTGAGCTAAACTATTTAGCTCCTCCTATTAAAATAAATTTCATACAAGTGTAGCTACTTTTTCAATAAATGCACTCATCGCTTGCGTATTCCCACTAGCAACCTCGTACATATTTGAATCCATCTTGTATGCGTATATTGTATATCCGCATACCTCTACAACTATACAGCCGTAAGGTACTTTGTGTTCCCTATTTATGTCTAAAAATTCTCCCGCAAACGCATAGCCGTTTGTCTTAGACACGTCAACACTGGTCACAATTTTTGCCCAGTGTTTCTTTTTATTTTTGTGGGACTGAGATTCACTCTTGCAGTTGTGCGTGTATAGAATGAGTTCTGGCTTGTCTGTCTTAGTTCTTGATTCAATTTCTAATTTGATTGAATTTGCAAGATTATTTAATTCTTCAACAGATAGAACTTTAAGATCGATATTTGTCATAGTAGACTCCTTTAAAAAAAATAGTGAGCTAAACTATTCAGCTCCCCTTATTTATATCTTAGCTCAGCTCCAAAAGGAAGTCAAGTAAATTTTACAAATATTTCAAAATAAATTTATTGCGCTTATTTCATACACTTTTGTTGCATTCTTATAGCAATGATATGCCAAGAACAAAGAGCATACTAGATCATCATGACCTGCCTCAGCATTATAAACATATTTTCCAGATGTGAGAATATCAACAGCATACCCTGAGAGTTCATTGATTAGCTCGCTGTAATTAGGAATACATATGCGATTTTGTTCAAATGCTACAATAAGATCTTCTACCATATTATTTTTATTTGTGTTGTTAAAAACAATTCCTTCAGCGATGATATTTTTTTCACAGAGCATATCATCAAGAGCGTTGCCCACGCCTGTTTTGTCGTGAAAAATATTAGTAACATTATCAAATAATGAGACAAAATATTTCAGATGTTGAACTGCTTCGGTATATTTTAGATGTCTAAAACGGCAAATTCCAACAACAATAGCTTTAGACTCATGATTGCTTATGGCAGTGAATACGGTGTAATCGTTTTCTTTTCCCCAATCCACGCCAATAACCACACTGAATAATAAAGCTTTTTCAATATGAATCCATCTAAAAAAATCATCATCTTCTTGTGGCGTTATTCCAATATCTACGCATTCATTGACGCAATGAAAAACAGAACCGTCATCGATAAATTCAGCAAGTACATATTGACGATATAGACGCTCTGGTAGTTTGCTTTTCATTTCTTCTAGCGTCTCTTGTGTGATTAAAATATTGATGCTAGAGGGGGCAGTAAAGGCGAGTGATGTTGGTGTTTTGTTGTGCTTAAGAGCGTAATCCATTTCTTCTTTTGCATGCATAAAAAGCTTATAAAAATGATTATTTTTTCCTCTCGGAGTTGAAAAAGCTAAGATTTTCCCTTGCGTAAATGTGGTTGTGGTTTTGACTGATGCATAAAAATCCATACCATTTTTGTATTTAGCAAACTCATCGCAGAAATTTATGCTTGAGCCTTCACCTTCCATAGACTCGGGATTATTAGCATGCAAAAATTGAATCATATTATTATTAATATTATTTCTTATTGTTGGAGTGCCTGAATTAGTTGCCTCAAATAGCCCTCGTAATCGCTTATCTTGCGAGTTGACAGGCAGGAAACGCTCAATATATCTCATTCCAATTTTTGATTGCAAATAAATAGGAGCGAACCATCTTATCACTTTTTGCTCGCCAGTTAGCATACTATGCACCGCACAAAGCGAGGCTCCAAATGTTTTGCCTGCCTTAGTCCCCACAGCAACATACATTTCTTTGGCTGGATTATTATGCTCACAGAATTTAAGCATCTCAGCCTGTATCTGGTGAATTGGATGCGGTAACTTAAAATTTATTTTAATAAGTCCTCCGTTATTCTTCTGAATCATTAATAAAAATAGGTATAAAATCTGGAAATGCTATCATTATCTGTCTTATATGCTTAGCATTTAGTTTGTATTTTCCATTGATTACATGGCTTATTACCTGTTTTGAAATGAATGTATTGGCTAATATATCAGCTCTGTGTAATAATAAAAATTCTCGTATTGTCATTTGTTTTCCTCCATACAAATAAAAAAGAACAATGTAAATATATCACGGCAACAGTACAGAGTCAAGCTTTTTTGACAGTTCGTGAAGTATGTGCATTTTTTGCACACACTGTTTTTTACTCGATTGTTTTTTTTATTGTCCCAACATCGTCAATATTTATGCATACTTCAATATCTTGCGAGCTATTTGTTATTTGTTTATTTTTATATTTTAGATGAACAAGTAGCTTGCTAAATTTTTTCGCAATAACATCTCGCTCGTCTTCAGTATATCCACACACAGACATAGCATCGTCTAAAGTATAGCCTTTGTGTAATAGTTGCTCAATATTCATTAGGTTTTTATTCATTTTAAATCTCCTTGAAGATTCCTAATTTCATCGTATTGTTCCATTTTTTGCTCCATTTTAGCGTGATAGTCTAATAATAATTTTGCTGCGGGTATAGCTGTTTTTGCGTCTTCATGTATTGCATGCCTGTAGATATTATTCGTTACTTGCGACAGACTGCGGAACCAAACACGCTCAATCAATGCGTATATTCGGCACTCTGGCACGATAAGATTGCCTCTAAATATTTTGTATAGACTAACCATTTGCTTAAATAAATGGTGCAGTCCTTCGGCTCTAAACGCAAGATCTGGCGGTGTTCCTTGAGAGACTGAATTGAGTATATTGATAAGATTGGTTTTTGATAGCTCTGTTTCTCTATCTGAAAAAAGTATTCTTTCGCTATAATTGGCAATATCATCTAATACATCTTTTATATTTGTATTTAAATATTTATCCATTTTTGACATAAAAGTCCCCTAATATCACTATAAGATATTAGCAAAATACCTGTCAATAATATCGAATACTTTTTTGTCATTATTAAAATGAGTGTACAGGTGAGCGCTTAATTGTTCAATTGCACTTTGAACAACATTTTTTTGTATGGTATTTTTTTCTAAATTTTGGAGTTCTAAAAATTCTTTTTTAATTTTTATTGCTTCAAGTTTAATTTTTAGTTCTTCTATTTTATTCATTTAGCGCCTTATTGCGTTCTATGCAAGACCCACAATGACCACATCCTCCTCTTATATTATTATAGCATGAGTGTGTCAATTCAATGAAATGTTGCATATTTAATTTATAATATTCCTTTATAGTTTTACTTTTATTTGTGAATAATAAGGGAGTAATAATATTTATTCTACTTTCTACTGCAAATGATAATGTGTCTTGTAGACTTTTTATGGTATTCTCTCTGCAATCAGGATAGCCAGCAAAATCATTTGCACACACCCCAGTAATTATTGTATCTATATTTTGTTTGTAAGCAATGCTACTTGCTATTGTGAGAAATATAATATTCCGCATTGGGACAAAAGTAGGTGGAAATTTATGAGAAGTTTCTTTGTTTTTATTGCATATTAGTTCGCTATTTCCAATTTTTGCTAGCACGTTAAATTCAAAAATTTCTAGCTGTACGTCTAGCTTTTCGGCTATAATTTTTGCTTGTTCCATTTCTATTATATGTTTTTGCCCGTAAGAAAAAAATAATGCTAACACATTTTCTTTTTTGTATTGATTTATTGCTTTTATTAAACAAAGAGTACTATCTAATCCTCCAGAGAAAACTACTAGAGCTTTCATTTTATACCTCCTACAATGCATTTTGTTTGCGAGTTTACTGCAAAAACTCCTCGACAAATCACACATGTGTGCCTGCAATTAGTGGTAATTTTTAATTGCTTAGGCTTTAAATATGTATTTATTTGATTAAAAATTTCTTGAGTTAGATTTTCTTGTGTTGAAGGGCGTGAGGCAATATAATTCACTAGGCGATTATATTTTGATAAGCCTGCCATTCTATCAGATAATTCAATCTCAATTTTGCACTCCCCTATAAAAGGCAGGAAATGATGTTCACAAATACTCGTGAAATCAATACTATGCTCAATTATAATTCCATTTGCAATGGTCGCAAAGGTTTTGAATTGCGGGGCCGGTGTTGTGAGTCCTGAAAGCAATTCCGTCCACGCCTTTTGAATGCGATGGGCTATGACTTCGCAAGGCTCTTTAAATGAAAAATGTAATGCTTCTAATTGTTCTTTTGTTATCATTTATAACCTCCTAGAATATGGTGTCGTGCAAAAAAAAGTAATCCTGATTTTTGAGCTAGAAGCTCAACATTTGTTTGCACTAAAAATAGTTCGTCTTTATTTTTTCCAATTGCCATCAAACCCACATTTTTATAATGTATATATTCTTTAAAAAAGCTTATACCATCACTTAATAGTTTTATCTGATAATTATTGCCTTGAATATCTATATCAGATTGTTTTGGTGAATAAGAAATAAAACAAGAATTTAATAAATATTTATCTATTTTTATAGTTCCATTTGTCTCAATTGTGATATGAAAATTTTGTAATTCTAATTGTTTTAATAATAAAATAATTTGTTGTTGCTGCAATAATGGTTCTCCGCCTGTAATGACAATATATTGAATATTAGAATCTAAAATTATTATTTTTATTTCTTCAATGCTTGTAAGAGTGTATTTTTGATGTTGTGTATCACAAAAAGAGCATGCTAAATTACAGCCTGAGAGACGAATAAAAAGTGATTTATATCCTGAGTAAAGTCCTTCTCCTTGTTGAGAAATAAATATTTCGTTTAATTTAAACATTGTGTTGTTTCACTTTCTTGAATATTAACTTGAGATAATTCTGGAAATTGAAGTTTAAGAAAAATAGATATTTCTTCGCAGGTCGTTTTTTTTAAGACAAAATATTTTGTTTGTAGTTTTTTGGCTATTCTAATCATTTCTTCATCTTCTTCATCGATTAAAAGAGCGTGATCAAAGTAAGTATCTAAAAAATCTTTATATTTCTTAAAATCGCTGTAATCTAATACCATATGATTTGTGAGAGTTGTAGAACTGATAATAAAAGTAGCCAAATAATTATGTCCATGCAGATTTTTACATTTGCCTTTATGGTGCAATATTCGGTGAGCGGCTGAGAATAAATATCTTTTAGAAACTTGCATTGAGGAACTCCTTTATTTTTTGAAACTTTAATATTTCTGCTTTATATCCACTACTAAGAGAGAAGAGATACTCTATATTGTTTTTTTCTTTAAGCAAATTTTTATATACAATACTAGCATAATAATTTAGATTTGTGATAAAATCTACAAATGACATCTTTTTTTCTTGAAAACGTTTTGAGAGCATGGATAAAAAAGCATTCTGTTCGCATAGAGCAAAAACTTGCTTCAATTTCTCCTTTCGATTGCTGGATAGACTAATTCGATGAGGATATTGATTTTCAAAAATAACTACAATACCGAATTGAATGCAGTGAAAAGAACTTGAATCAGTAGATACTTTATTATTGAGATGCTGATATTTCAGATTGAAACTAGAATAACCAAGCAGATGAATCCTTTTTTTGTTGACTCTTGTAATTGCTTCTTCTACTCTTTGTATAAATTCGTTCCTGTTTTTAAAAAAATCGGTTCTAACTTTTGTGAAATTTGCTAACCCCGCAATAGTAATATACTTATTTTCATCTAGCATTTGCTTTAATTTTTCAATAGATTGTGTGTGTTTGTAAACTGGAAAAATAGGAAAATCAGGAGGTAATTTTTCTTTAATTTTTTTATGATTATATTCAGTGATTTCAAAGCTAGCAATGTTATCTAATGAAATAAATTCGAATTTTTTATTAAACTTATGAAATCGTTGAATTTGTTGTACAAATTTTCCTATTTGCACAACTTCATTAGTGCGAAAATAAGTGAATGCCCCGCTGTCCCAAAGAATACCATCTGGCAGTTTCTCAATATCTTCTTTCTCTCTTAGATGTGCTAGCGAAAGCAAAAAATTCACAAAGATTCCCCGCAATAAGGGCATTTCTTTATCTTTATTTCTGGTTTGTTTTCTTCTGGTTCTTCTGGTTCTTCTGGTTCTTCTTTATGCTCTTTATGCTCTTTATGCTCTTCGATAATAAGAGCGTCTAAATTGAGGTCAATCAAAAAATCAAGAGAGACATCATTTTTTATTTCATCAATAATCACTTGCAATTCGTCAGTAAATTCACCAGTAATATGTTTATTATTCATTGTTATATTTAGAGCTTTTTCTTTTACTTTGTCGAGTTCTACATATATAACAGGAACTTCTTTATATTCTAACTTTTTCATCGCCTTCAATCGCTGATGTCCTGCAACAAGTATACCAGTAGTTTTATTCACAATAAGCGGTTGAGTACAACCAAAATTACGAATTGACTCTACTAATCCCGCTAATTCATATGCTGATATTCTGCGAGGATTATAGCTTGCTTCTTGCACTTCTTCGATTGGCACTAGACAAATGTTCATAGGTAGTTTCCTTACTAAATGCTTATAATTATAAGTCTATTATGATTATTATGTAAAACAAAGCATAAAGTCAATATTGACAATGGAAAAATATTGTGGTTGCTTTGTGTATGGTGAATGTGCTAATCATTCCCTTAAAAAAGCGTTCTTTGGTATTAAATTCACTTTGTTTTTTTATTTTCTATACTAACGTATGCAAAACCACTAATCGAGCTGAAAGGGTCGGTTTATATCCTAGAATTGTTTTTAGGAATCAGAAAAAAAATTTGTCGCAAGAAAATTTGATCTTTTTTGACGATTTGCGTTAAAAAAAAGGGACTTAGAAAAAACATTGTCGGAAATTATTTATAGCGGTTTTTATTCATTATTTATTATTGTTTCTTTTTTTATTAAACAGAAAAGACAAAAAAAACGACAAAAAAAATTAAAATTTATAAGATTTTATCTATTTTATTTAATGTGTTCTAAACCTCGTTAAAATCAATAATAAATTATACACTTAAAAAGTTTGCGACACTATACGACATTTTGCGACAGCGTTCTTTTGAGTAGTTGTCTTACTCTCGTATAAATAAAAAAAATTTTCCGACTTTCCGACACTTCTCTTAAAGAGACCGTATAGGGGGGAGGGTACGAATCCCCGTATGTACGGTATTAATAAATAAGTATTTATTATTAATTAATTATGTGCGCGTATGTGTGAGGGTGTGTGTGTGGTCTTCCTCCTATTCCCTTTAAAAGCGTCGGAAAGTCGGAAAAACCTCGAATATTTTTTTTTATCTTTGTGAGAGTAAGATATCTGCCTCAATAAATCTGTCGGAAAAACGTCGGAAAAATTGTCGTAAAAAAAAAGAAATCTCTCTCAAATTTTTTTTTGTTCTTATAAATTGTGGTTAACTTTTTTTCCGACAAAAAATTTTAGAGGATTTTTTCTGTCTCTTAGTTAAATCCTCTTTAAGGATTTCTCCCTTAGCCGCTTGACAACAGAAAGGTATCTATATATCCTTATTAGAGACTTAAAAAATCAGGAGGTGTAATGGTTTGGAATAGAGGTTTGTATAAAAATTTTTGTTTCTATTTTCTTAAGCGGGAAGAGTGGACATTATTTGAAGAATATTGCAAAAAAAAGGGGCTTACCCCCCTGCAGGCTATGAGAATAATATTATTAGAGGCGGTAAAAGGTGGAGAAAAGAATGGCAAGAACGATTAAACTGCGAGAATTTAGCACTTTTTTAGATAAAAGCAAAGTGCAATATAATCAGAAAAAAGGGACTGAAGTAATAGTCCCCGCAAGCGTTGAGTTTATTCAGCCAAATCAATGCCTTGTAATTGATGAGAGTTCTAATCTAATGTGCATTGATATAGACACGAAATCGACAGAAGGCGAGCAAGCCTCAAGCTCAGAAGTCTTGTCCCTGCTTGCAGGCTCAACTGGGCTTGCTATCGAGGAGGAAATTTACACAGAAAAAACAAAGTCTGATGGTTTGCATTTGATATTTTTCTGCTCAGATGAACTATTACTTGCGTTTGAAAAAAAGCTCAAAAAAAAGGCCTATTTTTGTGAAATAGACCTCCTTGATAAAAATATCACATTTGCGGTGGATATTTTTAATAAATTTACGTACAGCGAACATATTGTTATTACTGTACCTAATCAGATCAATAATAAAAAGTATATGCCCATTAGTAGTGATAAAGCAATAAAAGAAATAAGTCAAGACTTATTAGAAGAGTTGCTATTTTTTTTAGAGCGTAATGAAATTAAAAAGCCAACGAAAGATGAAATTATACAAGTAAATACTAATGAAACACCTCCTACGCAATTAAAAGAGTATCTTGATAGCTTTGTTGAATATATAGAAAACTATGGATTGAGGTGTTTTTTAAGTGCAATAAATGAAACTAACTACTCATATTGGCTAAAGATTTTATTTATCTGTTCGGTTAATAATGAAAAAGAAATGTTTTTAAATTTTTGTAGTCGGGTGCCGTGTGATTTGAAAAATACCGCATTTAATAGAGAAATTGAGAGCAAAAAATATGATAGAGAATCTAAAAAAACGCATACGGTTCAAGCAAACTGCTTATTTATTTGGTATCATTATTTATATACATCAAAAGATTTGAGTGATTTTTATTTAGATAATACAAAAAAAATTGAAGAGATAAAAGAAGTTGAAGAGACAAAAGAAGAAGAAGAAGAAGAAGAAGAAGATATAAATAAATTATTTTATATAGAATATTTAAAAGAAATGCCAGAATATTTTATTGAGCTAGTTGAATATATTAAGAGTTGCTTAGGAAAAAAGCAAAATAATGATATTGTAGCTTTGGAATTAGCAATATTTATTATTGGTGTTTTATTGCAAAATATTGTTTATATTGATTGTGGAAAGAATTTTAAAATAACATTTCATCAGTTTTTTGCATGTATTGGCAATGCTTTTACAGGAAAAAGTGCAATTCTTGATGTAGTTATTGATATTTTATATAACTTTAATTATCAAAACACACAATCGCCTTATATAAAAAACATAGCTTTTTTTAATAAAACTTTAGCGTCGGTGCAAAAGTATCGTGCATATTTGTATTTACCTACAAAACGTAATAATATTGTAATTTATGATGAAAGTTTTAAGCACGATGCTATAAAGTATTTATATAATAATGAAAATAAAAAAATAAGCGGTAATGCGATGCAATTAGGCTTAGAATTTCAAGAAAATTTTGGTAAATTTTGTTCTCAAAAAGGCGAAGGTGGGTCAATAACTAATGGGACGTTATATGCTGTTGATGGCATTAGCACATCTTTATTAATGTTCAATACTTTTAAGGATATTATTGATGTAAACCCTAAAGGAGGTGGTTTATCAAGAATAAAACACATTAAAATAGGCGAGCGAGTAGAAGAAAAAAAAAATTTATCATTTGATTATTTAGAAAAATATAATAATACTAATATTAGTCAAGAAATATTTAAGGATGATAATAAAATAAATGAAAATATATTAATAAATATAAGCAAATTAATTAATAAGTATAAAGATTTTGATTGTGAAGAATTAGAGAAAAAGGTTAATCTCTATAAATATGAAGAAGTAAAAGGTAAAATGATAAAAATTAAAAAAAGCACAGATGAATTAAATAAAGAGTATTCACGAATTTCGTTAAAAGGACAAGAAAAAAAATATAATATTACTACTGGTTGTGCTGCTATTTTTAAGCAAATTCACGAGGAGTCAATAGAAATTAATAATCAAGATATATATGCAAGACGCATATTATTCTCAAACAAAATTTATTGTCTAAAATATATTATACAAGATAAAGTTATAGATTATGATAGTAATTTCTATCCCTTATGCTGTAAATATAATACAAATAGTATATTAGAATTTACAAAAATAATAAAAGAAAATGAAAACGAGCCAAATAATGAAGTAGAAAAAATAAATATAAAAATATTAGAAGAAGTCGAGTCTGTGTATGCAAAATTAAAAAACGAGTTTTATGTTAGTGACTTTATAAAAAATAGTCGATCATTACAAAAGCATAAAACAACAGATGTGAGAAACTGTATTTCCATGTTTCTTGAAAGCAAAGCAGAACCAATTAAAGGAAAAAAATGGAAAAAAAATATATGAAAGAATTAAAAAAAGAAATTCAATAATATACAACTATTTAAGGACTAATATTTTATGATTTATGATTTTCAAAAAAAAACTATTGATTTTATCGCAAATAATGAGCGTGTTTTATGTGCTAATCAAATGGGAACGGGTAAAACGCTATGTGCAATTAAGACTTTTGCAAATAGAAAAGTTTTAGTGGTAGTGCCAACATCTTTGAAATTAAATTGGTATTATGAGATATTAAAATGGGGCGATTGCAAGTATAAGATATTTATCAATGATTTAACTGTGAAAATAACAAAACAATTAGGCGTATATGCTATCAATGATTGTGATATTGCGATTATTTCGTATATGAGTTTAAAAAAATATGAAAAATATATTAAAATGTATGATTATATTGTTTGTGATGAGGCACATATTATTAAAAATATACGAGCTGGAGTCACAAAGTTTATTTTGCCTTATATTATGAATGCTAATAAGGTATTATTTCTGACAGGCACACCGATTAAAAACAAAATAGAGGATTTATTTGTGTTTTATAAAGTGTGCTTTAATTCTAAGATAAAGTATTGGGAATTTTGCAACAAATTTGCTAATTATGTGGAAAAGTTTTTTGGCACGCTTAAAATACGCTCATTTGAAGGTCTTAAAAACGAAGAGGAATTAAATCGGCATATGCGATATTTTTATATTCGTTTTGAGAACCGAGATATTGAATTGCCTCAATTGGTGCGATTAGAGTCTCATGATTTTGCGAGTGTGGCAGACGCTAAGATTATCAAAGAAATGCTAGCAGATATCGAATTACAGGCGGTTTTGACAGAGCGGGATATCTTTGCTTTAGCAAACCATACAACGCTTAGAAAAGCTATATCTGTAGCGAAAACGAACATAAGCATAAAAAAGATTGAGGAGATAAGAGAAAATAGCGAAAACAAAGAGCAAATAATTTTTTTCAGCTGTTTCAAAAATGTTTGTGAGCGAGTGGCTGAATATTGTGCTAAAAATAATATTACTTATGGTGTGATTACTGGCGATATTACAACAGAAAATAGAAACAAGATTGTTAAAGAGTTCCAAAATGGCGAGCTGGATATTATTATTGGCACGATTGGAGCTTTAAGCGTTGGTTTTACGCTCACTAATGCTAATCATATGATAATAAACGACCTCTCTTATGTGCCGTCTGATAATCTGCAAGCGGAAAAAAGGCATCACCGCATCGGAGCGGATAAAACGAAATATGTGCATATAATTAATATTACGGTGCCAAATTGTCGACAGATTGACAAAGAAATTAATAGTATACTAATAGAAAAAATGAAAATTATTGATAAGGTTATTAAATAATTAGAAAAAAATTAGTAGTTGATTTTTAGGCAATAAATATCATTGGCTATATTATAAAATAATTCGATAGTCAAGTTGACACGACTAAAATAATATACTATTATAAGAATACACGTTAACTAACTTTTCTTGGAAGGAGAAAAAAATGGATTACATCAATGAGTATATGAATGCTGTTGTTCAGCCTCTAGATTTAGAAGGCGAAGCAATCTTGTCAGAAATAAAGCAAATAACAAGCGAGGGTAGAAGCTCGATTGTTTTTACGATAAATAATAATAGTGTATATATTAATTTAGCTGGAGTTTCTGACTCTGAAATAAGAAAGAAAATGACCGCAGTGAATATATTTAATACTCTTTATTCTCTTTGCGGAGCGACGTCCAAAGAGAAATATAGCGACGTGCTAGAAGTTGCAAAAAGCATGCTATCTTGTGTTGTGCAATACAAATTTAAAGAAACTTTTAGCGAAAACACAGGAAAAACATATAAAAATCTTGTTTCAATCAAATTTCTCAGAAAATTTGAAGCGGATGTTCCTTTTTAACTATAAGAAAGAGAGAAAAAAATGAATATAAATGAATTTTTAACCTCAAATGGTTGTACTAGCCATTTGAACAAGCAAGAAAAAGCAGACTTGCTAAAGAATATATGCGATAATTATGGGCTGAATCCTGCTCTTTTGCCTTTTAATTTCATCGCATTTCAAAATCAAGAGAAATTATATCTAACGAAAAATGGATGTGATCAAATCGCAAATATCCGTAATCTATCAAGAGATATTGATGCTAAAGATTTTGACAAAGACACGCTAATATATACAATTACGGCAAAAGTGTCAGACTCCTCACGCTCAGAGAGTGCTACAGCTTGCGTTTTTTGTGGGAAGTATAATGACAGAAAAGAAATTGTACGCATGACAGGCTTAGAACTTGCTAATAAACTAATGAGTGTCGAAACAAAAGCAAAACGCAGGGCAACACTCGCTTTTATAGGCTTTCCTTACGAAGAGGATGCTGTTGCTGATTATGAGACGGAGATAAAAAAGTCTAATATAGCAGCTAAAAATCAAGAAATAAAACAAGAAGTAAATCAAGAAATAAAACAAGAAGTAAATCAAGAAATAAAACAAGAAGTAAATCAATTTACGCCTTTATATGATAGCTCTAATAATAGTCATAAGATGCTAATAATAAAGATACTAAAAGATGTTGCACAAAATGAGACTTGGCTAAAAAACAGTACGATAGTAAAAGAAGTTGCCGAGTTTAGCAAAAGCTTGCATAACAGTCCTTTTGCAGAAGTCGAGAAGAAAACTCTAATAAAAGGTGCTTATATTTTCGAGTATTTCAACAGAGAAAATAAAATACATTTAGAAATATTTCACTCTATTTTTGACGATGAAAAGACGAAAAATTCAGACGTGAAGGAATATTTAGAGACTACCTCTGGAACAAAAGAGGATATCACTACTTTGTTTCAAGACTTTCACAAAAAAATACCTGTAAATAGAATAAGAGCTAATATGTGTAGATATTGTTACGACTATGTAAATGCAGTTTTAAAGGAGCAAAGATGATGATAATATCTCACAATGGAATTAAGACTTTTTTTGAATGTCCAGCGAAATTTAAACATCGTTATATATTACGCAGTGAAAAAGATAAAGATACTGAGAATAATCTCGCAAATTTGTATTATGGTAGTATTACTCACGAAATAGCGCGCTATTACAGCACGCTTATAGTGAATAATTCTGACTTTACATTATTGTATCAAGATTTTTTAGAGATTTTATCTGGCATCTTAGCAGAAGATAGAGATTATTTTGCGTTTTCGACAGATGAATACATTGCAAAATTTTATATCCACGCATTATGCATAGTGCATGCTTATAAAAATAAATTATTGAATATTAGAATATTTAAAACTGAAGAAAAATTAGCGAATAACTCAGTTCTCGATGTGTATTTTACAACACCTGAATATTCAGTTGTTTTAGATTACAAAACTTGTTCTACTTTTGAAAACAAAAAACTATCCTCATTACAGAATGATTTGCAAATGAACTATTATGCTATCACTTGCGGTTATCATGTTGATTATTTAATGCATTTTGAACTATTAAAAACCTCGCATAAACTCACAAAAAAAGATACTAATCCTCTCGAGTTTGCTAATAGGATTTTAGACTCAAAAGAAAACAAGATCGAGAATTTCTATCGCATTATTAAAGCAAAATATGACGAGCAATATACTGAATATCTTGACTTAATATTAGCAAAAATCAGAGAGACAAAAGAGTTTTATTGCAATTTTAATAATTGCGTAAATATGTATGGTCAATCGTGTGAATATTATAGTAAATGCAATCTAAATAACTACACGGAAAAAGTAAATGAGGTTTTATAATGCAAAAAAAAGATACTATTTTTGACAGGCTAAATGAAAAAAAGATTCAAAATCAGATCGTTAAATATCTGAAAGCAGAAGGAATATACTACGTTAGAGTAGAAAGCACTCCCGTCGCAACTAATTCATATGCAGTAAGAACAAATTCGCATAAAGGATTTAGTGATTTAATGATTGTAACTAGAGAAAAGATATTTTTTGTTGAATTAAAGGCAAAAGATGGGAAATTAACAGCACATCAAAAAGCATTTATTTTAAACATTAACGCACATTCTAACGCAAATTATGCTTGTGTTTGTTGTTCTTTGGAGGGCTTAAAACGTATTTTAGCAGGATTATCAGCGTCAAGAACATTACAAAATATAGATTATTTTGATTGAAATATAGGGGTTTTTATGAAAAAAACTAGCATGATATCATTACTAAAAAGCTTGTTAACACCAGATGAAAAAGCTGAACATAAACTTGTGACTGAAAAAGAAGTACAAGACTATGTCATTTGTAGGCTTAAAAAAAGTTTATTTTTTCACAAAAAAATTGAAAGTGTCGGCGTAATGACAAGTCAAGGTCGATTGCGTCCTAACTCTAATAAAGGAATGAGTGATATTATACTATATATAGGAACTAAGGTAGTAAATATTGAAATAAAGCCACTAAAAGGATCTTTAACGTATGAACAAATAGTGTACTTGCA